CGTAATGGAGATGATTAAGAAATGATGTATGGTAAAAAAACTACAGCAAAGAAAGCTTTCAAGACTTGTGCAGGATGCAAGTCTAAGGCTAAGTGTAAAGCCGCAGGTAAGTGCTTAGGTAAGGCTAAGAAGTAATGTCTAAAGGACTCTACGCTAACATTCACGCTAAACGCAGACGGATTGCCAGAGGCTCTAAAGAACGTATGCGTCAACCCGGCACTCAAGGTGCCCCAACAGCGTCTGCTTTCCGTAAAGCCGCTAGAACAGCGAAGAAGAAAAAATGATTAAGAAGTCCTTTGGTGCTGTACTAACGAGTAGCTCTCAAGACATATACGAAGTTCCTGCGGGAAAAGATTCTCAATGGGTACTCATGTATATTACAAACACTAGTGGCTCTAATGGTAACGTACAAGTAGATTATTATGATGCTTCTGAAACCACTAGTTTTGCAATTCTTGAGGGTTACACAATTACCTCTAAAGCGTTCTTTCAGCTTGGGGGCGGAACTAATGAGTTCATCTTAATGCGTGAAGGAGATAAAATATCTGCTGAAGCAACACAACAGATGACGTTGTTAATTTCTGTCATTGAAGAAACAAACATCTTACAAGGGGGCTAAATGCCTAAGTCAAAAGACCCTAAGTTAACCCGTGCAGGTGTTAGTGGCTACAACAAGCCTAAGCGTACTCCGGGTGGCTCTAAGAAGTTCGTAGTGGTTGCCAAAGAAGGCGACAAGACCAAGACTATTCGTTTTGGTGATCCCAACATGACAATTAAGAAAGATCAACCTGCAAGACGTAAGAGCTTCCGTGCTCGCCACAAGTGTGACACAAGCCCACCAAGCAAACTTACGGCTCGCTATTGGTCTTGTAAGAAATGGTAAAGACTTGACATTTAGTAATTTATATGCTATAATAGTCTTATGTACACATAGGTAGACAAATGACATACTTAGAAATAGTAAACAACATCCTTAGACGCTTACGAGAGCGTACAGTGTCTACTGTGGAAGAGACTGCATATTCTACTTTGATTGGTGTCTTAGTCAACGACGCTAAAGAAGAAATTGAAAACTCTTGGAACTGGAGTGCACTTAGGACTACCTTAAGTGCTACTACATCTTCAGGTACGTTTAACTATGAGCTTAACGGCACCCAAAACCGATTTAAAGTATTAGATGTCGTCAACGATACAAGCAACTTTTTTATGACGTATCGTACAGCTTCAGAGTTTAACAACTGGTTTCTCAATCAAAACCCTCCTTCAGGGGCACCTAGGTACTACTCATTCAATGGTATCTCCGATGATGGTGATACTTTGGTGGATCTCTTTCCTATCCCCGATGGGGCTTACGATTTACGGTTTAACGTCGTTATGCCTCAAGCAGAACTCACAACAGACAGTACAACACTTCTGATTCCTGTTAAAGCAGTACAGATGCTTGCGTATGCAAAGGCTGTAGAAGAACGTGGTGAAGACGGTGGTGCTTCTGCAAGTACAGCATACGCTACAGCCGCTAGAGTCTTAAATGATGCAATTGCATTTGACTCAGCTAAGCACCCTGAAGAAGCTATTTGGGTAACTGATTAATGGCAACTCCTTTACAAACAGCTAGTATTGCCGCACCGGGGTTCTTTGGACTCAACACACAGGAGTCCTCAATTACCCTTGAGTCTGGCTATGCGCTTGTAGCTGATAACTGCATTATTGACAGGTATGGCCGCTTAGGTGCTCGTAAAGGATGGCGGTATGTTACTAGTGGCAGTGACGATTCAAATCTACAAGGTGCTCATCGTTTTGTTGCTATTGATGGAACAGCTACAATTATCTCATGGTCTGACGATTCGTTCTACACGGGTGAAGGAACTCTAACAGAGATTACCCCAACAACGGATAACACAATCACTGACGGTAATTGGCAAGCGGCTACGTTGAATGATAAGGCGTACTTCTTTCAGCGTGGGTACAAACCAATGGTCTATGATCCCGTGGCAGGTACGATTACAGACGTAGAAGACGAGACCAACTACACAGGAACTGCTCCATCAGCTAACACAGTATTGTCTGCTTACGGTCGTCTGTGGGTCGCAGACACTTCTAACGATAAAATGACGGTGTACTGGACTGACTTGTTAGACGGGTCTCGTTGGGGCAGTGGTTCTGCAGGTAGTCTTGATTTAACAGCAATCCTTGTTGAAGGTACTGACGAAATTGTAGGCTTAGGTGCGCAGAACGGCCAACTACTTGTATTCTGTAAGCGGTCTATTATTGTTTTTGCCGATAACTCACGGGACGCTACTCTTGATCCTGCTACGCTGTACCTTGTAGAAGTCATTAGCCGTGTAGGGTGTGTCGCAAGAGACAGTATTCAGAACACAGGTATTGATATTTTCTTCTTGTCTGAAGATGGCTTGCGTTCACTTGGTCGAGTCATTCAAGAGAAGTCTCTACCAATGCGTGACTTGTCCGCTAATGTACGAGATGAACTAGTACAGATTACTTCAACCGAAGACGAAGACTTAATCAAGTCAGTGTACTCAGAAGACAATGCCTTTTATCTTTTGTTGTTCCCTTCATCTTTACGGCTGTACTGTTTTGACACCCGTGCACCATTAGAGAATGGATCATTACGGGTAACGATTTGGGATACACAGACACAAACCAATATGTTGTCTCTCCCTAATGATGTTTACTTTACACAAACAGATGGGCTTGCTCAATACTTTGGTTATCAAGACAACAGTGAAGTTTATCGTTTAAAGTATTTTACAAACTACTTTGATTTTGGTAATGCCAGTCAGTTTAAGATTCTTAAGAGAATTGCTGTGACTGTTATTGGCGGGTCTAACCAAGACTTTGTATTGAAGTCAGGATACGATTACTCAGACAATTATCAATCATATCCCGCTCGCTTAGGGACTAAAGCTATCTATGAGTATGGGGTTGGTGAATACAATATTGCTGAGTATGAATCAGGGACGTTGTCTGAGATTGTAAGAGCCGCCGCAGGTGGAACAGGTAACGTACTACAGATTGGATTTGAGGCGAATGTTGACGGTGCGGAACTGTCGATTCAGAAGATGGATATATTTATTAAACAAGGTAGGGTCTACTAATGACTGACTATACTAAACTAACTGACTTTGCCAGTAAGGATTCACTGCCTTCAGGTAACGCCGCTAAGATTGTCAAAGGCACAGAGATTGACGATGAGTTTGAAGCACTTGAGACTGCTATTGCGAGTAAAGCAGATTCGGCATCTCCTACATTAACAGGTACGCCTTTAGCACCTACAGCGTCTTCAGGAACTAACACAACACAGATTGCTACTTGTGCGTTTGTGATTGCAAATTCAGTACCGTCTGGTGTTATTACCATGTGGTCTGGTTCTGTTGCGTCTATTCCTTCAGGATGGGTATTGTGTAACGGTAGTAACTCAACACCAGACTTGCGTAATCGGTTTGTTGTCGGTGCAGGCGATACTTATGACGTAGATGATACAGGTGGTAGTGCAGATGCTGTTGTTGTGTCTCATACGCACACTGTTACTGATCCCGGTCACAACCACTCAGTCCCTAACTCAGGTAGTCAGAACAACTCCTTTGACTCTGGTACTACAGTAGGTAACGACACAACTGGTACTTCAGGTACAGCGACTACAGGCATTTCTATTGCTTCTGCAGGTGAGTCAGGTACTAACAAGAACTTACCTCCATACTACGCTCTTGCGTACATTATGAAGACTTAATGACAAAAACACCAGTAGCCTGTCAACCAGATTACACTATTTACTACGAGTATTGGGAGCAAAAGATCTGGACACATACCGATGTGTACAAATGGACACCTAGGGTTGCCAAAGAGTTTGCTCAAGTACATGGACTTTTAAACATCATCGCAGGACAGCCATTCTACTGTTTGGTTGACAATCCTAAACTTGAAAAATTTGTAAAGAAGTTAGGATATAAATTTTTAACAGATGTAACTTGCATCGACAATATACAACGGAGTATATACAAGTATGGGTAGCATCACTAATGCTTTATTCGGAAAAGGGGGCTCTGGCACTGCCGGGGAGGCAATCAATGTTGCCCGCGATTTTGCCGAAAAAGGTCAGTTTCGCCCCTACACAGTCACAACAAGCACTGGACGGACGTCTTACGATCCCGCTAGTGGTGGTTATCAGACAACACTCTCAAGCCCCCTTCAGAGTCTCTTAACTCAGGCGACGACAGGTGCAGGTAGTTTGTTTGGTCAGGTTGCTGACTTTGATCCTAACGTCCGTGCCGCTGATATCTTTAGTGAGCAAGCGGCTTTATTGCAACCTGAGTTTGAACGTCAAGCAACAGACTTACAATCCCGTCTATTCGGCTCTGGTCGATTAGGTCTTAGGTTAGCCGGAGAGTCCCAAGGGCTTGGTGCAGGTTCTGGTATGGTTTCTCCAGACGCTCTAGGTTTAGGACGAGCACAACAACAGACATTAGCTCAGTTAGCACCTATGGCCCGTCAGCAAGCCTACGGTGAACAACAGTCTCTTATTGGTATGGCTAATAGTATGCTTGGTGCAGGTCTTCAGCTTGGTCAGGTCGAAAGCAACCTCATGTCACTTGGGCTCTCTGCAGAACAAGCTCGTGCGGCGGCGGCCTTGGGGGCAGGTAATCTTGCAGTGGCTCCGTATACGACTAAAGCAAATATTGAACAGCAACAACGTGGTCAAAATGCGTCATTCTTTGGAAGTGTAATTGGTGGTGCATTGGGGGGAGCCTAGGAGGGTCGTCTCCTATATCAACGCTATATAATAAAGGATCAACCCTTTTAGGAACACGATATGGCACTAACCCATTTAGTCAGCAATCGCGAATGCTAGCCGCACAGGAGTTTTAGAATGGCTAAAGCAGATACAGTTTACTCATTGTTCGGTATGAAGACACCACAGCAGGTTGCTCGTGAGCGTCTGGCTGAACAGCAGAAATATATCTTTTCACAACAAGACCCCTTTGCACGAGCAGGGTCAGCCATTGGTGTTGGTTTAGCCCGACTCTTTGGTGGCCCTTCAGCAGAAGAGCAGAAAGCACAACAATTCCAAGAGTTGATTGCAGGTGCTCGTGGTGACGTAAGGACTGCTAGAGAGCAAGCTCAGGCCGCTGAAGAAGAAGCAATGGCTCAACAGCTAGGTGGCCTTGAGGGTGCTATGCTTTCTGAGGCTACAGGCCGTGGTGCTCTTCCAGAGGTACAACAGCCTGCCCCTAGTCGTGAAGAAGTGATGATGCAGGAGCTAGACAACAGAGCACAGACCTTTGATGCTATGGCAACTCGTTTGGAAGGCGTACCGGGCTTTGAAGCGCAGGCTGAAGCGGCACGTAACAAGGCCACAGAGGCTCGCCTAGGTGTCTTTAGCTTACAGAAGACCCTTGCAGACATCAACAAAGCACAACGAGGTGCGGCTCCTAAGTTCCAAGAGATCAAAGAAGGTAATGAGATTGTCACTTACCGTGTTGATGCTGACGGTACACGGACTGAGGTTGCTCGTGCAGAGCGTTATAAGCCTGAGGGCACCAAGGTAGACGTTACGATTGACAAGCCAACAACAAAGTTCCTTGAGAAACTTGGTGGTGGGTTAGCTGAAGGCTACACAACGTCTCTTCAGGGAACTCGTACAGCGGCCAAGTCATTAGCCACCATTGATCGTATGGACAAGCTCCTAGATACTGGACAGGTTATCACAGGGACAGGTGCTGAGTTTATCAAGAATGCGACTAAGGTTCTTAACAAGCTAGGGTTCACTGACAGTGATCGTCCTGCGGCAACAGAAGAGTTCTTCTCTGCCAGTGCAGGCCAAACACTTCAGCTTCTTCAGACAGGTGCTCTTGGTACTGGTAACTCGATTACTGAGGCCGATAAAGAGTTCATGCGTCAGGTAGCAGGTAACGAACTATCATTGGATGAGAATGCAATTCGTCGTATTAACCGGATTAACCGTCAGGTTACTGGTGCATCAATGATCTTCCACAATATGCTTGTCGATGATATTAAAGTGTCATTCCCTGATGAGAAGATTAATCTACAGAAAGTTGAAGTACCATATGACCGCTTAGGTTTTGACCAAGCACAGAACCCTCAAACAGGTGAGATCATTTACCTTGATCCTTATCGTGGAATGTATGTAAGAGCAGACGGAACACCTGTTCAATAGGAGACCAAATGGCACAATTACCTCCCGGATTTGTCAAAATGCCACAGGTAGGCCCTACGCCTCCAGTGGCACCTCAGACACCTCAGCAAGCACAACAGACTCCTTTGCCCTCTATGGGCCCTCAGGTTGCCCCTCAGGTTGCTTCTGGTGACGTACCCTCTGGCTTTGAAGCAATGCCTCAGGAAGTCCCTTCACGAGCACAAGAACAAGACTACCTAGACCGCATGGGCAACATTATGACGTCCCGTGAAGAACGTATGGAACGTGCTTATGAGGCGGCTCAGGCAGGTGACATTGGTTATGGTCAGATGTTCATTACTCAGATGGGTGCGGCTGTAGGAGCACTTGCGGAACTCACAGGTGAAACAATGTTCACTGTACTGAGCCAGATGACTCCAGACGATGCCAAGACGTATCTGAAAGAGATTGTGGCCGCAGGTGGATCAGAGATCCTCAAGTCTGAAGAAGCTCAAGAAGCCCTTGAGTGGTATGAAAACCTATCTCCAACACAGAAAGACTTCATGCTCAGTACGTTGGACTTGACGTTAGCAGGGCCTCTTGCAAACGTCATTGGTTTACCTTTGAAGGGCTCTAAGAAGTTCCCAGATGCCCTAGGCCCTCAGACTGCTGTAGCAGGAGAGAAGAAAGGTCTTGCGGAAATGATTCTAAGTCACAAACCTGCAGACCGTGCGGCTCGCTTTGGTGAGAAGTTGTCACCTTATGATAACGGTATTCTCAACACTGCGATTAGCTTAGGTATTAAAGCAAGTGATGATCCAAAGAAAATGGTTCCTGTCTTTCAGCGTGAAGTAAATAAACTCACAACTAAGATCACAGGACAGCTTAAGAAAGCCAAGAATAAAGGCATGAGAATGAGCAAGGGTCAGGTTGCTACAAAGATTGAAGATGCCCTGCAGAAGTTCGTTAAGGAAAACGCAGAGTTTGAAGACTTTGCAGAACTAAGCAACATTGTCTCCAAGGCTGAGGAAGTATTTACCACAGCGAACAAGACATTTGATGGGACACCTGAGGGACTCTATCGTCTACGTCAGCGCATGGATAAGGTTGCTGAGAACGTATTCGACAAGAACCTGTTTGAAGGCTCTAAGTTAGGCTTAGACGTAGTGAGAGTCATTCGCAATACGCTTAATGAACAGCTAGACGGAATGGTGCCCGGTGTCAAGGACACGTTACGTCGTCAACACTACGCCATTGAAGGTAAGCTCAATGCCAAGCAGTTTGGTATTCAAGAAGCACGTCCTAAGGGGATTGCTAAGGTCTTGAACTTTGTCGAACGTCATCCAATCCTGACAGGCAGTGCAGTCTCTGGTGGTGGTATGCTTAGTAACATCTCCCCAACTGCGGCGACAACGGCAGGGATCGGCTTAGGACTCTACGGTCTTGCACAGCCCGGTGGTCGTGCTTTAGCAGGTGAAGCACTTGAGCAAGGTGCTCGTGGTGCCGCCTTTGAAGCGGGGAAGATGGTTCCTGAGTTGATTGAGGAGCAACAACAGTAATGGGTTTGTTTGACTACGGTAGACAGTACGCAGGTAACTTAGCCAAAGTCCAAAGTGAGTTTGACTCAGGTAACCGGAATCTTGGTGAGTACATTCTAGGCACAGCGGCATATGGCTTAGGTAAGCCTGCCGCAGACCTCGTAGGTGTCCCCTTAGGGTACGCTATGGATGCTATACCTGACTCAGTGAAACAAGGTGCATTATCTTTAGCTCGACAAGCAGGATTACCTGAAGCGGCTCAGTATGTCGGACAGCAGATCGACAAATATGTGCCTGAGAGCGTCCAGAGAGGCGTAGGAGAGGCTACAATGTTTGCTGAAGCCTTCCCTATGTTCCGTGCTACAGGACTCCTTAGAGACCCTGCGGCGGCAGGAATGTTCGCATCGAGCGCAGAGGTCTACAAGAAAGGAAACTATCGCCCTGAAGATGTTTCTCTAAGTTACCCTGAAGAAGCCGTTGGTGCTGTCTTAGGCGATCCAATCAAAGCAATCAGCAACCGGACGGGCTTAGGCTCTAAAGTCGAGTCTGTTACAGGAGTTACTCCTGAGCAACTTTTAAATAATGTAAGCAATATCTATAAGAAAGGTAGGGGAACGCTCGAGTGGGGTGCTAAGGGGTTAGGTCGAGTTGCAAACTTAATGTTTAACCCAAATGCCCGTGCTCTCTACACTGAGCGTGGTATCTCTCCTGTCTTTAATACATATTATCGTATGTATCAGCAGGCTGAGGCGGCAGGTGACAAGACGGCGGCTAATCAGGCCCTTGAGCTTGCTCAGACGCAAGTACAACAGATGGCTAATATCAAAAAGCAAGCAGGTGGGAAGACCCGTGGTGATGATGCAACTAAAGACTTCATCAATGCCGCTACAGACCCAGACTCTCCCGGAGCATTCTTTAATGCCGCTGAAGCAGGGCCCGGTTGGTATCATCAATCTACATCACAAGCTAAGTCGGCCTACCGTGGTATGGATAAAGCCGACTCCGATATTATTGAAAACCATGTAATGCGTGTTTGGAATGCCGATCCAACCAAAACAGAGATTATTGTAAAGACTCCTAGATCAGATTACACAGGTAATCACTTTAATGATGTTCTTGGTCGTAACACCAATGTTTCTCGTGTAGCTGAGTTGTTCGCAGACAAGGATAAGAATTTTGTTCCATTTGAGTCAGGTCAAGCCCTTGCTGACCGCATTGAGCAATTGAATAACAAAGCGCAGACTTACCAACGGGCAAGCGGGAATAAAAAGGTAGGGGACGCCAAGCGTGATCCAACGACAGGCGAAAAAGAAGGTAAGCTGTTCAGTGTCATGCGGGTTGAAGATGACGGTGTGTGGCTTCAGATGTCTAAAGCAGGCACTGCCAAAGTAGAAGGTGGTGTTAATATGCTGATTAAGCTTGACACAAATGGTAACCTCACAGGAGTTATGTCCGACTTACATGACTTCTACGAAAAACTCCCAACGAGTAAAATTGGTAGCATGGGTAATAAGATTGGTAATGCACTTTTGGATAAGACGCCAATCGACTACCGGTTAAACATGAAAGTTCCGGATGTTCCCAATATCCCAATGATGATGGCTCTACCTAAGAATGTTATCGCCGTTAGCCCACCAATGCAGACTAATGTGGTGTCAATTACTGGTCAGACATTTAACGCTAAAACAAAAGACGCTATGGGTCTGAAGCAAGCTGATACCACACCAACACCTGAGGCCGCTAAGAAGGCCGCTGTGCGTGATCGTGTGGAAGCTACCGCACAAATTACCCCGTCTACTGGAGAAGTCCTAAGGGAATCTGTCCCTGTTGCTCAGAACGTCGCTCTCATGGGCGGAGGATTACAGTCAGCCCTAGAAGAAGACGATCCTCTAGCACCAACCATACAATAAAAAAAGGGGCCCTAAGGCCCCAATGGTTGAGCGAACGACCTACTCAAATACGTCGAAGACATCCCCGATCATAATCTTAACAAAGGGGATGTTAATGACAAAGCCATCAAAGAAGTACACTTGTGCTTCATCAATGTCCTCACCTTCCTTCCATCCTAACACTGGCTGACTTTCGACTGTCTCTACAGACAATCCAAAGACGTGGTGAAATCTCATTGCCATCATGATTTTTTTGCCCTGTATAAATGCTTTGCGTTTCCTGTTTGACTTGACGTTGCTTTCATAATTGCCTCCTGTTCATTTCTTGCTAAATACTTACCGATATACCTTTGCCCACAATAAACAGTGTACATTACCAACCCCAGTCATCTCCTTCCAAGCCATGTGCGTTATAGTCTGTTACTCGCTTCTCAAAGAAATTAGAAATCGAGGAACCACCAAGCAACTCCTCCATCCACGGGAGAGGGTTCTCC